ATGACGTTTCAAGAACTGCACAATAATCTCAAAGCACGGTGCAAGAAAGCCGCGGCGGAGGGGCGTCCGTTTGAGGACCTGTTTTCTGCGTTTCAGAGCGAAATGATCCGGCAAGGTATTGCCCTTGCAGAAAACCAAGCGGAAAAAATCTATATTTATTCCGATTTGGAAGATGGAGCGTTTACGGCAAAACCGTTTTTCCGCATCAACGGGGAATATTATACTGAAGGTGATATGAGCAAAGCAGTAAAAGAAGGAAAAATGGCGTCCGCCCTTTCAAAGCAAGAGAAAAGCGATATAGGATGGACGATCATGGCCTATGCAGTTGCCGTCCGTTGGCTGTGCAGAGACTATGGAAGAGACATTCCGACTGTGATCAAACTCATTTACGATGCGAAGACCCGCCAAGTGAGAGCACAATACGGCTACGAGCGGTTGAAATCTTTGAGCGAGTACGACGATAATATCCGCTGCCGTATGTGGTTCGACGAGATACGGGCAAACAATCTGTAAAACCAAATCATCGCGCCGCGCCGCCGGAGGATTTCCTCCGGCGGCGTTTTTGTGTTTGGCATTATCACGGAGTGTGTGCAGCTCTGGCGCGGGAATTGGCAAATGAGCAATTTGCGTTAGCGAAAGACCATGCACATTCAATGAATACACGATTCGTGAAAAACGACGGAAAAGCTGCCGTTCACGAACCGTGTTTTTATGTTACCGTTAAATCACCGTAAGGGAATACGCGGGCCGGGGCGAACACCGGCGGAAAGGAGTCCGAGATGGACGAAAACGAAAGATCGGAAGAGATCGGGGAGGTCGTGCCTCCCGCGGAGGACGGCTCGGCGGAGCAGAGGGACAGCGCTCCCACGCCGCAGAGCCACGAGGACAATCGCCGATTCCAGGCGGCGAGACTGGGGGGCGAACGCGCCGGATACGAGCGGGCGATGCGTGAGCTGGCCGGGCGCGAGAGCGAGCGGCGCTCGCGCGAGGATGAGCAGATGCGCTTTATCGCCGAGGACGCGCGCGAGTTTGCCCGCCGGTATCCGGAGGCGGATCTCGCGGGGCTGGACGCTTCGGAGAGCTTTCGCCGTTTCTGCGGCAGCCGCTACGGCAGAGAGCCGCTGAGCGAGCTGTACGCGGATTATCTGGAGGTCGCCGGCGGCGCGCTGCGGGCCGCGCAGGCGAGAAGGGAAAGCCGGGCTGCACGGTCTACGGGCAGCGGCGGCAGCGGGGCCTATGAGGCGCTCAACGCCCGGCAGCAGTCGGAGCTGGACGCGTGGAACCGCGCGTTTCCGCAGATGAAAATGTCGGCTCGCGAGTATCTGAGCCGAAACAAATGAACGGGAAAGGAGACAAAACATGAGACCCATCCAGAATGCGGGCGGCGAAGAGACGATCCGTGCGCGCAGCTACCCGGTGGCAAAGGCCACGGCGATCACCGCCGGACAGGTGGTGCAGCTTTCCGGAGGCAAAGTCGTTCCGGCGGCTGCCGCGCAGACCGCTGCCATTCTCGGTATCGCCGGAGAGAACCACAGTGGCACGGAGGACATTCTCAATCCGCGCGCGGACGGGGACGAGATCCTTGTCTGCGACAATCCGGGGCTGATCTTTGAATGTCCCGTGCCGACGATCAGGGCCGCGAGCGGCAGCGCCGCGACGCTCGTTCCGGCAAGCGGGGATATTGCTGCCGGCGCGGCGGACGACGCCTATAACGCCGCGGTGCTCGTTCTCAAAAGCAAGGCGCGGGCAGCAGCAACAGCGATAAGCCCGGCACGCGCCGCGCCGTGACGGACTATGCGAAGAGCGGCACGGTGCTCACGCTTGAGACCGGCGGCACACCCGCCGCCGGGGACGAGTATGAGTTCTACCCCGCGCTCGGCAGCGCCGTGTGCGCGCTCAACGCCAAGGCTACGGCGCTCGTTGTGAGCGCGACCGGCGCCACGGCGGTGCGCTGCATCGGCCACGATTACGAGCGTCACACGATCCGCTGTATCGCCGCGGCGCATACGCTCGCGGCAAAATCTTAAAAACAAAAACAGAAAAGGAGAAAATGAATCAATGAGCAGCACTTTCAAAAACTGGACCAGCGACAACTATGCGTTCGTCGGCAAGGCGTTCGACTTTGCGTATGCCGACCGCCTCAATAAGCTCTCGCCCGTCGTGGGCGAGGTGAACGCCAAGAGCATCGACTATGAGCTGACCGGCTCCGGCGGCTACGGCGAAGCGCCCCGCTACGACGGCGAGAATCTCAACGAGGGCAGTCTCAAGCGCGGCTTTAAGACCGTGATCACGCCGGTCGAGTACACGCTCTCCATCCCCGTTGGCTACAAGGAGGCCAAGGTGGACAAGATGGGCGAGACCAAGAAGGTCGGCACGAAGCTCGGCGACAGCATGGCGCTCACCGTGTATCTGCACGTTCTGCGCATGTTCGCCAACGCATGGAACACCGACGGAAAGCACAACGGCGGCGACGGCGTGAGCTGGGCCAACGCCGCGCACCCTGTCGCCTCGCGCGGCTCCTCGGGCCGAACGTTTGTGGCCGATACCGACGCCGGTACATACTCGAACATCTCCACGGACGCCTTCTCCGTTTCCGCCATCACGGCGGCGCAGGCTCGTGCCAACCGATTTCTCACGCCCGACGGTATGCCGTTCCTGTGTGACTTTGACACGGTGCTCATTGCGCCGGAGCTTGAAGAAAAGGCGAAGAAGATGTTCGGCGAGAACGCCCGCCTGATGCCTGCCGCCGATCCCGAGAGCGCCTACAACGCCGCGAACCCCGTGTACGGCATGCGCTACATCGTCATGGGCGGCGGTGCGGACGGCTTTACGAGCAAGCAGTGGGCGGTGTGCGACCGCCGATTGATGAAGGAGCTTGTGAACATCGTCTATAACACGCGCCCGACGGTGATGCAGTCGCCGCAGGACAACCCGCTGAAGGATCTTTACACCGCGTATGCCGACTTCGGCGTGGGCTGGGGCGACGCAAGACAGATCATTTTTGGAAATCCTTCCTGATTGCGGGGAACAGACGGGGCAAACCCCTCAGGCAGCGGCGCTGCCGCTGCCAGCTCCCCAGATAGGGGAGGCGGCAAAACCAAAGGCTTTGACGGAGGGGTTTTCTTACGCGGAGAAAGACAATCCCTCAGTCAGCCTGTTGGCTGACAGCTCCCTTTACACAAGGGAGCCTTTGTAGGGGCGGGGCTCTGCTCCGCCCATTGTGAAAAAAGAAAGGAGAACAACATGAACGAAAAAACGAAAGACATTCTGATCCGCGCCGGAAAGACGTTCTGGCAGGCGGCTCTCGCGTACCTGCTGGCGGACGCCGCGGTGCTGCAGGAGGCGCTGACCGATTGGAGCACGGGAAAGCAGCTCCTGCTCTCGCTTGCCGTCGGCGCCGCGGCCGCGGGATTCAGCGCCGTATACAACGGCATTGTCCGCCCGCGGCTCGGAGGGGAGTGACGCTCTATGGAGCCTAACTGCCAGAATCAGCCCTGCCGCGAGCTTACGGAGCTGCAGAAGCGCTTCACCCGCTTTCAGGACGACACGGTGAAGCGCCTTGCCGCCGGGGATGTTTCGATGGCGACGATCAACACCAAGCTCAACTGGCTCATCGGCATCCTCTCCGGCATCGGCGCGGCGGTGCTCGCCGCCGTGCTGCGCATTCTCTATAACTGAAAGGAGAAACCATGGAAAAGATCGATTCCGTCTGCGTGCTCACCCTCGGCACGAGCGCGCAGACCGTCCGCGTGAGCGGACTTGCCTGCGTGGTGCAGAACAACAGCGAATCCGCCAGCGTGTACATGAAGGAGCGCCGCGCCGACGGCGAGGACGTCACCGCCGATAACGGCTGGCGTCTCGCGCCCGGCGAGCGCACTCCGGTACCGTTCACGGCGCTCGATCTCTCGCTCGCCGCTTCCGCCGCCGGGACGGACGTGCGCGTGCTGCTGCTCGACGAGCTTTGAGAGAGGGGCGGCGCGCCATGACGCTGGGAGAAGCGAAAAACAAGGTATACATGCTCCTCGACGAGCACAGCGCGGGCGGAGAGATCGAGCACGACGAGGACATCGAAAAGAAAATGACCGCCTTTTTCGACACCGCGCAGAAAACGCTCGCGCAGATCCGGCGCATCGTGCGCGAATATGCGCTGCCGCTTGCCATGGGCAAGACCGCGTACGAAATGCCGCCGGACTTTTCGGCGCTGTACCGCGTCTGGGCGGACGGACGCATCACGAGAGCGCTCCGCTGGCGCGCCGGAAAGCTCCTTGTGCCGGAGGGGTACGCCGCGGAGATCGTTGTGGAGTATTTCGCCGTGCCGAATACGATCCCGCAGGACGCGCCCGACAGCTGCGAGTTCGAGATCGACGCGGAGGCGTGCGAGTGCATGCCGTATTATGTGGCGGCGCAGCAGCTGCTGCCGGATCTCGTGCTGGACTACGGCGCGATGCTGCAGATGTACGACCGCGCGGCGGCGCAGCTTGCCGCCGCGCTTCCGGGCGGGAACCGGCGCGTCGCGCAGAGCCTTTTCCGGAGGTGAGACCATGGGAAAAAAACGCGGCGCGGGGATCACCCGCACACGGTACGCCGCCTTTCGCGGCGCGGATTTTTCGACCGACCCGTCGCTTGTGGAGAGCTGCCGCAGCCCGCTTTGCACGAACATCGTGGCGGACGGCGGCGGTATGCCGCAGAAACGGCTTGGCTACCGGACGGTACAGAGCCTGGGAGACACCGTGTACGGGCTCTTCGGCGCGGAGTTCGGCGGAACGGTGAAGCGCCTTGTCCACGCCGGAACGAAGCTCTATGCCTGGGCGGACGACGGAACGCCCGCGGTGCTTCTCTCCGGTCTGCCCCGCCGCAAGAGCCGGGCGGTTTTTCTCGCCGGAAAGCTCTGGATCGTCACCGGCGGCGGGTTTTACTCTTATGATGGGACGGAGGCAAAGCGCGTATCCGCTTCGGGGGCGTATGTCCCCACGACGACGATCACGCGCAGCCCCTCCGGCGGCGGGGTTTCCTATGAGGCGGTCAACCTGCTCACACCGTACCGGAAGAACGCTTTTCAGACCGACGGAAAGAGCGTGAAATTCACGCTCGACGGCGAGATCGACGCATCCGGTGCGGTGCGCGCGTGGGTCTGGGGCGAGGAGGTCACGGACTTCACACTCGACCGCGCGGCGGGCACGATCACGTTTCCCTCAGCCCCCGCCGCGCCGGACGCGGGCGCGTCCGACGGGCTCGTCGTGCAGTTTCCGCACACGGTGGAGGGCTATGCTGACCGCATTGACAAGTGCACGATCATCACGACCTACGGCGTCGGCTCGAACGACCGCGTGGTGCTCTCCGGCAATCCGGACTGCCCGAATCTCGACTGGACGAGCGGTCTGTACGATCCGACGTATATGCCCGATCTCGGCTATGCCGCCGTCGGCAGCGAGGCCACGCCGATTTGCGGCTACTGCCGCATCGGAAGCTCGCTCGGCATCGTCAAGGCGGACGACGGGAGCGACAGCACCGTGTTTCTCCGCTCCGCCGCGCTCTCCGAGGACGGGGAGGCCGTGTTCACGCTGCAGCAGACGATCGCGGGCGTGGGGGCCGTCGCGCCGGGGAGCTTCGCTTCGCTCTTCGATGATCCGCTCTTTCTCTCGCGCGCCGGCGTTGCGGCGATCACGAGCAGCAGTCTGACCGGGGAGAAGATCATTCAGAACCGAAGTCTGTATCTCAACGCGCAGCTCACGAATGAGCCGTCTCTGCCGGAGGCGGAGGCGGCGGTGTGGCAGGGTATGTACCTGCTCGCGGTGCCGGAGGGGCATATTTATATCCTCAACGGCCGCCAGACCAAGACGTTCCGCAGCTCGGCGCTCGGCGATTTCGTGTACGAGGGGTTTTACTGGGAGAATGTTCCGGCGCTGTGCTGGTATGTGCAGCGCTCCGGTACGGACGAGGCGCTGTACTTCGGCACGGCGGACGGGCGGATCTGCAAGCTCAACACAGACATCGAGGACATGAGCCGCTACAGCGACGACGGCGCGGCCATCTCCGCGGTGTGGGCGACGAAGTACGACGACGACGGCACGCCCGCCGTGCTCAAGACGCTTTTAAAGCGCGGCTGCTGCGTGACCATCAAGCCGTATGCGCGCTCAAGCGCCGAGGTGTATATCCGCGCCGACCGCACCGGCGGGCACGAGAAGAAGGTCGCCGGAAAGCCGATGGACATTCTGGACTTTTCCGACATCGACTTTGAGCGCATCACGTTCAACACGGACGAGAGCCCGCAGGAGATCTTCCTCAACCGCAAGGTGAAGAACTACAAGAGATTGCAGATCATCGTCCGGAACCGGGAGCCGAACGAGGGCTTCGGCATATTCCAGATCACAAAGCATTATGTGACGGGCAATTACGCGAAGAGGTGAAGACATGAGCATACAGAAACAGAAGATCACGGAAGCCGCCATCGCCGCGAACGGCGTGCAGAGCCGGCCCGACAAGCTGACCGGCACGGCGGCGCAGAACAAGAAGGTATTCGACGCGCTCGTGACGGCGGTGGTGCGGGAAAAATTCAACGCCCTGCTCGATGAGCTGACCGGCACGACTGCCGCGGCGCAGCTCGGCATCACGACCATCCCCGGCTTTTCGGCGGGGAACGTACAGACGGCGCTTGAGCAGATCGTACAGGCGATGCAGGACGTGACGCAGGGCAGCGTTACGGACGGGAGCATCACACTGGCAAAGCTCGCCGCGGAGGTGACGGCC